TTTAGAGTGGATAGATATTATGGAATGGACATAACACCCAAAGTAAAAGCAGAAGACGTAAAAAATTACTATGATACGGTAATGGATAGAATAAACGTTATTTTATCTTCTAAATGATGTTGTAGGATCTTTCATAGCGTGTTTCCAATCTTTTCCATGTTTCTTGCGTATACTTTGCCAAAAAGGATCTGCACCGAACATTCCACCTTTTTTATTGTATTTTTTAGTCACATCGGCTATTTTTCTATGACACTTCCTGCAAAACCTTGCATTGATCTGTTCTATGTGAAATTTATGCCTTCCACAAAAAAAACATAAACCATACATCTTTTCTGTTACTTTTGCCAGTAATGGTTCTCTTCCACGCTTTCCAGCACAATCACCACATATGTCAACTATGGTTGCAGATGTAGCATCTTTTCTAAAACAATTAATGCATATGGCTTCCTTGTAATTATCTACTTTTGTATATTCATCTGCCTGATGTTTAGCCCATAATTTCTTACCAATATCAAAACCCCCTGTATCAACATTTAATTTTGTCGCCATTAGGCTTCAGCAGATACAATTTTCTTCAAAGCAAACTGCAAAATCAAATACACATTATTTGTTGCATAATCATTTGTACATACCTTTCTAGAAACCTTTTTGATGTCTTCTATAGTATCGTCTATTAGTTTATAGTCTGCACCATATACGTTTGTTACTGTTTTCACCCACTCACTTGCAGGTTTTTTAACATAAACGTCAACCTCTCCTGCCTTTACCTTTACAGTGGCTTTTGTAATTTCTGGTTTATTCTTTTTCTTCGCCATCTTCCCACCTTTTTACTGATTCGAACTCTGATTTAACTATTTCCCTTGCCTGCCTGACTGTCATATGTCCATATTTCCTCAGTTGCTCTACGGTTTTAGTCTTTTTCCAACCATGATCAACTGCACTTTGTAATGTGTTTTTAACAACCTTAAAATTAATAGGTGTAATACCATCTGGATAATTCTTTTTGCTCATTGAAGTTCCCTTTCCACTAGACGGACTGCCCTGTGCTATACCTCCAATATCTGAAGGTCTTCGATTTTTTGGTTCGCCCTGCATTCTCTGTGTTTCTTCTTTGGGTGCTGCAGTGCCTCTACCTCTTCCTTGCTTTGGCATTAGGTCTTCGCCTCCTTCCATTCCCATCATTTCTTTTAGTGGAATGACTGGATCTTTTGAAACCTTGAATTCACCATTATGTGACCTTGTAATCTCAAATCCCATTCCTTGCAGTGACATCATGTTCTCAATTTCAGTTCCCTGTATTTGTAAGTGCATTAGTTCGTCTGTCTCTTCTGCTTCCTTTAATTTCAAATCCCAATCGTCAACTCCTAAGACTGTTGCCAATCTCCTGAAAAATGACTTGTAAAGTATGTCTTGCCCCCATTTTACTGCCCTATTGGTAATTGTGACTTGTAATCCCTCTTGTGACCAACCAGAAGGCATTTCTCCGTAATACAAAGGTAATACGCCATATATTGCCCCTATAATCTGTCTAAGCTCCTGTCTTACTGCAATGAACTCTAATTCTTTTAAAGAGCCTGTAAAGTCTAACCATTGTGCTAAATTCTTTCCACCCTTCTCCTGCTCGACTAAAAGTGGGTGTATCATGTATGGATCTTCCTGTGCCTTCTGTTCTAACATATCCCATGACTTTCTGAACGTTTCGTAATTACGAGACGCAATTACTAACATACCCCTTGGTGGTCTCATCTTATCGAAGTATTTTCTGATATATTCATCCATATGTGACAAAGACATTGCTTTAGACCATATAGCGTAAATTGGAGAGTATCCATAAACTAATGCAGGTCTATACTTGCCTGCCTTCCAAATAACTTCACCCTCACCGTAAATAACCCTTTTAGGTTGTGGAATACCCAAAGAATAGACTGAATTGACTTCTATTATCGCTTTTATGCCTTCTGCACCACATCTTTCACAGGTTGGTTGTAATAATCGCTTATCTCGATGTTCGAATCTCGGACATACCCAAACTTTGTTCCTTTTATCGTCAAAACCAATTCTACCGTCTGAATCGGCTATCATAGCAACTTGGGGTGGATCAATTCTTAAAACTTCCTTAATTTCGGTCTTTTCATGGTCAATTTTACCTGTTACATCGTCTAACCAGTAATTTTTCAATAAAAGAAGATATGCATTGTCTGCAATCTCTAAATCACGTTCTAACATTCTTGCAACGTCTTCAATTGTCTGTCCGTTACCATTTACAGGCTCATGAATCAGTTTTTCGAGTATTTTTCGGTTTCTTGGCTCTGGTCTTACAATATCATCACTTCCACAGGTATCACACTCCAAATTCTCTTCTGATTTTGTAGCCAGTTCACTTGCATTAGTTTTCTCTTCCTGTTTAATTGGTTTATATTTGAATTCCTTACCACACTCTGTACATTTGTATTTAAATCTCTCAACAACCTCAAATCCATTTTTAAACAATTCCCTGTTTAATGTTTCAATAGGTATCCTAATAGCGTCTATGTTATCTGCCAACTCATAGATCATTATGAGTGGGAATGGGAATATTGGTAGTTTAGCACCAGTATCTGTAGAAAAATAAGGTTGTGCTATACTAGGTCTTGATGTGGTTTCTGTGAATGCCTTACTCTTAAAACCAAATACGCCTTTTATAGTATCAGTAAAACCCATACAATTTACTCAATACAGTCTCTTATAAACTTTGTCAAAATATGTCTTATTTTTGTCTATTTTTTTGGTCTCCATGCGTTGTACAATAAGGGTTTCTACCTTCATTCTTAACGCAGGAGCAACTCTTCTCTTCTACCTTCTCTTTGATCTTATCGCCTAAGCCCATGTAGCACAATGATTAAATAAGCATATAAATATTGTTATATGTCCAGTGGTGTGAGTCTGCATACTCGAAAGAGAGGGCTAGGGTGACTATCTAGCTGGGCAATATTTATTACCAATAAAACGTAATTTTACACATGGTAGAGTTAGAGTTAGAAGACTATAACGCAATACTCGCTTGGTTTACCCATATGTTCGGTACGAAAGATCCGAAGGATATTCCAACGAAAGACCGTAAGACGTTTTGGAAACTCAACTTCCTCGCTGAAGATAAGATCAAGGAAGAACGAGATAGGATAGATAGTTTAGAATGACGAGCAGGCGAAGCCTGCGAAAAAAATTGATTGATACATTTATATAAGAGATACCTTTATATAATCATCATGGATGACAGGAAGATTTGTATGAATTGTTTTGATTTTATGGAAGAAATATCCCCATGTCACTTAAGGTGTATGAACTGTGGTGCAGAACTTGACTGTTCAGATAAGGGGTATGTATGGTAATGGTTAAATTCGTATGCTTAACTTGTTGGAATAAGAAAGATGACTCTGAAATTAATTGGTGGGAAGACAAACCATGTTGCTCAAGATGTTATGATAAATATGAGAGGTTGGATAAACATGAATCTTAAATGTACAACCTGTGCAAACGTAAACTGTGATCATCATTGCAGGTGTTCATGTCACAATGAGTCGTGGGAAAGGAAATGAAATTCAACTACAAGTGCTATAGATGTGGCTTAATTTTTGAAACCAAAAAAGATGCAGACTTGCATACATTTATAACTAAGCATAACTTTAGACAGATCAAGATGGTAAAACATGGTTAACTACAGATTTCATCAGAGATGTCCTCAGTGTGAAGAGGGTTTTCTGAATAAGAAATTATTACAACATCATAAATATGAGGTGCACTCATATTGAACTGGTATCTTATTTTCTCGTTTATAATGCTTGGCTTGTTCCTTCCAGCAGGAATTGTAATGATTGCACTTTACTTGTACAATGACGCTAAGAGAAATTTCTTCGGTAAGCAAAACTTAGAGGCTGAAAAAGCACAATATGATACCAGTACGTTGGAGAAATGGACATGAGCAGTATAGTAGCAACTGGTTTTATACATGAATTATTAGAGTTACTTCATGAGGAATGGCTTCCAAAAGATAAAAAGGATATTATTAGGAAAATTATTCTGGATACAGTAGACTATATGGAACTTTCTACAAGAAGTGTTGGCGAACAATTTTTCGGTGAGAGATAATGCCTGCTGGTAGTTGCAAGTCAATTTGCACACAACTTAAAAAGCCTAGACCTAAAAAAATGCCATTCGAAACCCATCTGCATTGCAGAGAATGCGAGTGGTGGATACCAAAATCTGAATGGCATCTTCCAAGGTGTAAGTGCTGCAACAACCTACTTGCAATAAAACCAAGACTTAACCAAAACAAGAGAAAATATCTAGCAGTTATGAAGACAATTCAGTACAAAAATTTACAAGTACCCGTAACACAAAACCCATTCGGGGATGAGGATATAATTGGCACATTTAGGAAATAAGCAAGTCGCTAAGATTATATGTGTTGCCTGCAACGAACTTATAGGCGACCACTCAAAGAGACAGTTAGGAAGATGTCTTTTTAGGATTCAAGGAACTTTGGTTTCAAACGGTATAATGAATCAAGCACCTGAGAAGGATTAAATCTTGTATTCACAAACCATCTTCTGATCAAGTATTTTCTTGTCAGTGCTGTGGAAGTATATATCGCAGATATGGTAAGTGCTGTAGCCAAACTATATTCTTCTATACCAGTTGTAAAATAAGGGAGTACAAGCATATTGAATGGCAGATATATCAAAAAACCGATAACTATGTCTGTTACAGTTTCAACCATAGACTTTTTTCTAGAGTCTTTCTTCATCAGTTTGGTCATTTAATCTTTCATATAAACCTTTATAAATTGCGTGGGGCTAACTATAAGCATTGTTAAAATTACCTATTTCAGACGACCAAATTGCGAGGGCGAAGAAAATCTCAAATCCGACACTCAAGTTCAATCAAAACAAGATTGGAGAGAGGGCATACCTTACTGGTGCTGTTGGTGAGATTATTGTTGGTGACTACCTAAAAGTAACCCCCCACGTTTATAAATCATTTCAAGAGATGTATGATTATGACATTGATTATAAGGGTATTAGGATAGAAGTGAAAACCAAGTTAGTAAACAAGCCCCCCAAACCGTTCTACGACTGTACAATATTCGGATATAGTAAGAAGCAGAAATGTGACCAATACTGGTTTGTCAATATAAACAAAGAGATGACTAACGCTTATATAATGGGTTACATTACCAAGCAAAATTTTTTCCGTAATGCCGAGTTTTGCCGAGCAGGCACTAGCAGAGGCAACTTGGTTTATAAGTGGGATAACTATGTAATAAAAGCATTTGATCTTAGAGATCCTGTTTTTATTCGTGATTAGGAACTGATTAATCCCCCACCGTTTGTAATTTTGATCCGATTCGTATATAGGTGGTTTTCAAAAAATACGTTTTTCTCCATACGCACTAGGAGCACCTACAAATAATCGTGTATTTGGTGGAAATGTTTTAAAAATTTTTTAAAATTAAAAAAAGGGTGTTTTGCCATTTCAGGCTTATTGACAATTTACCTTTTGTCTAAGGTTATTTTGGTTCTCTGAGTTTATTCAGGAACAACTACGCAAGAACGATAAGCAGTAAGACGCCTAGAATCGCCAATTATCTCATAGAGATGATTAACAAATTTAGCCTCTCCTTCTTTATCTAATCCAGTGGTTTTTGGGTGTTTACCGATTTTGATATCATGTTTTAACATTCCCAAATCTTCCATCAAGGATATTATCGCTTCTGCTGTTTTGACTGACATATTACTAACTGAACCTATAGAACTCTTAGAAGCTGTTGAAGCTGTGCGTTTTGAACCCTTAGCCATTTTGAGACTAGTTTGTGCTTCAGCTAAATCTGCTTCTAAGTTTGTTGAAACTTCTTTTAGGTCGTCAATCAAATTTTGAATTTCAGACATTTTCATTTTACAATTTCACCTAGCTAGTAGAGGCAAAAATCCCCCTTATATACCTTTGATCTCAGCATATTTACCACCAATAACCGTTGGAAACGTGAATTCCTGCTGTCCTCAAATGGCAAAAATCCGTACACTCATCCAAGAGATTTTTTTCTTTATTTATCCTAGGGTAGTATAGTGGTGGGTGGGAATAGATAACAACACACACTATAGTTAGTTAGTATAGTAGTTGTACACTAGCTAGCTAGCTAGTAGCTAGTAGGGGTTTTTTTATTATTAGCTAGCTAGTACTAGTAATAGTACTAGTAGTTATTACTATACTAGCTAGTAGTACTAGCTACTAGGCTATAGAGGCGAGGCGAGGCAGGCTCTCTAGTACTAGAGGAGATACAGGCACAGTTACTCTATTACTAGTAGGCACAGACATTCCCATTACTAGTACTATTATAGATATTATTTTATTTGTATAGATAGAAGCTAGTAGATAGGTATATATAGAGGTCGGGCAACGTTCTCTAGCTAGTAGTTACTAATCAAACTAGTAGATTATATAACATTAACTAGAACAATCATCTACTACTATCTCTATTATCTATTCTATTAGGTATTCTATTGTGTATAGTATAGTATTGTTACTAGTCTAGTTAAAGAAAGAAACCAATCCACGCCCAAAGTCAGCCCTAGATATATAGAGGATCAAACATTTATATGAGGCTACCTTACTAGTTTTTGGCATGACAGAAATGACGCCGAAGAAACGAATACGTAGACTCTCTAGATGGTCTACTCTCATTACTACAAGTAACAGAGGGTATGCCGAAGTAATACTAGATGGTCTAGTAAAAGGAACTGTGGAGTATAATATAGTACTACCAAAACAGGATTGGTTCATAAGAACTAGAAGAATCAATACTAGTGACTATGCTATATTACGCAACTGCAAGTTCCTTAGCTATGATAGAATGACCAAGACATTCTCTATTAGAGATCCATTGGTTATAGGAGTATTAGCTAAGAATGGGTGCAAACCCCACGTAGTTAGACTATAACTACTGTTCCCTAGAGTAGGTTAATAACCTACCTAGATAGGAATAAACTAACATGAAAACCACAAAGACTAGAAGAAGACAGCAAGTGAAGGGTGCATTAGCTAATGCTATACGAGAAGCTAAAACCCCTAGCTATAGCCAAGTCAAAGAAGCCAAAGCACTAGCTCGTAAACTAATGGGTTTACCTGATATGTATACTAATAACTTCTTAGACAAAGAACACCGAGAACTTCTTAAGATAGCTAGGCTACTTAATGAAGCAAGCCAGTTCTTACATTACTATAGTAATGTGAACACACACCTAGAAATAGTAACTGTTCATAAGAAATGGTTAGATAGTATCAATGCAAAAATTGGTGCTAGTAATGACTATCGCACACACAATACTGCATTCTTCTTAGGTATACCCGAACTGAAACCATTAGAACTAGATAGTATTAGAAATATTGTCAAAGGTCTAATCGTAGTCTTACAATGCAAAAGGTGTAACACATACCTACTACCTAGCTCACGAATAGAATGTTGTGAGCCATGCTTTAAAGTTCTAGTAGAAGAACGTGCTACTGATATGGCAAAACATATAGTAGCTAAGAAAATGTTCAAGCTAGATCTTAGAAGATTAGATGGTAAGCAATACCATGCAGTAATAAATAGTAAGAGCATGGCAAGTGAATACAAGCTAGCATTAACTAAGGCACGTAAACTAGAAGAGGCAAGCCAATCCTCTCCTTCCCCCCTTTTTACTAAGCAAACTATTAGGTCGTCAAATCCCTCTAGAATAGAGAAAGGAATGAACACGACAATTCATACCTATTATGTAAAGCCCAAGAGGCTAGAGGTGAGCCATAAGTAGTTACTATATAATATTTCATTCGTGGTTACGAATAGAAATGACTGAGTTCGAAGGCGAAGCTAACGTCTACTGTGCGTGTCCTTATTGTTTTGGTGGTAGTATACTATCAGCAATCAAGCACAAGTTCAAACAGTTACTAGTAAATTTACACATTTTTGTGAATGCTAGAACACCAGCATTCTATGGGTGTGGTAGTGAGTACGAAGAGACTGTTACTATAGACGTAGAGCCATTGGAAGACGATAGATATGCATAAGCACAGACTTAGTAGTAAGGATAGAAGAAAGTCTACTGATTGGAACAACGAAAATCATACACATTTCAAGCAGTTAAATAAGGCTGATCCTAATACTAGAGCAACACATAGTGAACACCCAATGCGTAGAGGTATACCTACTAGTG